CAATCGCTTTTATGATTGGTTGGGCAGCGGAGATGTATGTAGCAAGCACTAAAGAGGAGACTATGAGGGGCAAACGTAAACTACTCGAAGAAGGAATCTTTCCCCAAGGCACAGGTAGGGGGCTATGGTTATAAGTAGGATGGAAAACAGAAAAAACGAATCCCATTAGATTTTGAGGTGAGAGTGGTAGAAAAGAGAAATTGCAAGCCGCTGATATGACGTACAAAGCATCGGGGAAATATAAGGAGGAAGGAAGTGCCGTCGCCACGCTGGCGGAGATTTTGAAGCGTGTGATGGAAGACGCGGCGAAGGATGATAATACCAGCTAATCAGCTCGCACAAGCGATGCGTATTTTCAGGATACCGAATAGGACGGGGCAGGTTGTGCCGTTTCGGTTGAATGATGCACAGCAGACGTATATTGCGCGGAGGTCAAATTTTGACGTTATCTACAAGAGTCGGCAGTTTGGATTTTCGTCGTTCTTGGAACTTGAGGGGACGATTCTGTGTGCGAGATATCCACAGCAGCATGCCGTCGTCATAGCGCATGACAGAGAAAGCACACAAAGACTTTTTAAGCGTACAAAGTTCTTTCTTGAAGACGTTGCGCGACTTGGGATGGCGATTCCCTATCGAACATACAGCAAAAACGAAATCGTCTTCACAGAAACAAATAGTACGTTTTACGTCGGAACCGCTGGAAGTAGGAAATTCGGTCGTGGTGACACTATCAATTTCCTTCACTGTTCGGAGGTAGCATTTTGGCCGAACGCGACGGAGACGATGGGTGGTTTAGTTCCGGCGGCGAAGTACGGAAGAATATCGCTGGAGAGTACGGCGAATGGAAAGGGTGGTTATTTCCATAGCATGTGCGTGAAGGCGTTGAAGGATGCGACGGAGGAAGTGCATGATGGTTTCGCTAAGTATATAAGGAAACCTAAATTACATTTCTACCCGTGGCACCATTTCTCGGAGTATCAGATTCCCGGTGAGTATGATAAGGGTGATCTGACCGACGAGGAAACAGAATTAGTGTTGAACTTTGGTTTGACGTTGCCGCAGATCGCGTGGCGTCGGCAGACGATGGAAGAGATGCCGAAGGAAATGTTATTTCCGCAGGAATATCCGATGACGTTTGACGAAGGGTTTTTGGCAAGTGGTCATGGATATTTTCCGACGGCGCATATCGTACCAGCACCGAGTGTGACGAAGAGAAAGCACATCGAGATTTGGTCGAAGCCGATACCAGGACGCACGTACATCGCCGGTATTGATACTGGTGGTGGGACGAGGAATGATTACAGCGTCGTGGAGATATTCGATGCTGAGAGTCTGGAGCAGGTTGCGGAGTACGCGGCGAATGACGTCAGTCCGAAGACGTTCGCTCTTGAAGCGCGTGAGTTGTGTTTGGAGTACAAAGCATATGTGTGTATTGAGGTTCAGTATGGACTTATTACTTTGGAAATCTTCAAAGACAAATACCCACGTAACTTGATGTACAAGCGCGTCAAAGCGGATAAAGTGAAGTATGAAGAAACTCAGGAATTGTTAGGTTACTACGCAACACGTACGTCGAAGCATCGCGTATGCGCTAAGGGTCGTGCGGCGATTGATGAGGGAGCGATACTGCATAGTTCGTTCCTGAACGATCAGTTGGGTCGTTTCGTGGAAACACCAGAAGGTGAACTTCAGGGTGAGGAAGGGTGTCACGACGACGCGGTCATCGCGTTCTGTCTGGCGATTGAAGCCCTTTCTTCTGCAAAAATCAAAATTCATCGCGCGAGTGTGCCGGAGTGTGCGACTGACGTATTCAAAGGCTATTCGTTCAAGTCAATACGCGACAGGATAGTAAACGCGCGTAAGGGGTATAATCATCTATGAGCGATAGAAAGTATCGCGCAGAATTGTACGTGAAAGAGTGGAGAGAGCGCGTTCAGCGTGGTGTGCAATCGCGTGAAACGGCGCAGAAAATGTGGGACAGGTACGTTAAGTTTTATCAAAACAAGATGTGGGAAGGCGTTGATGAGAAGATAAGAGATGATCTCGCAACGGTCAACCTCGTCTATCCGCTTGTCTCGATTATTCTCGAAACAACGTACAATCAGAATCCGCATATCTACGTCAGACCAACGCGGCCGGAATTTGCACTCGCCGCGGAAGTGCTGGAGTTTCTCGTCAACCATTTATGGTATGACTTGAAGATCGACAGACAGGTTCGACGTTGTATTAAGAACGCGACGTTGCAGGCAATCGGTCCGATAGAGTTGGGGTTTAGTGGAACGTTTGAAAGTGGTTCGATTAAACCGCACGATATGCCGTATGTCAAGGCGTTGTTACCAAAAGAGTTCGTCACCGACCCGACGTGTACCACGTTTGACGACGAGCAGTCGTTGTTCCGTGGTGTGCAACGGAGTGTCTCATTTCGACAATTTGAAGAGATGTATCCAAAGGCCGCGAAAGAACTGAAACCGAAGTATAAGGATAAGTTGGGAAAGATCAAAGATACACCGCCGGTGGATGAGAAATTGTGGCCAGAAGGTGTGCCTCCGTGGAGTCGCGTCGAATACTGGCAGGTTCAAGATTTACTGACGAATCGGTTTTATTTCATACATGATGATCTCGATGAGTTCGTCGACGTTGTGGACAATCCATATAGCGTTGAGGGATTTCTTAGCGAGGTTCTCACGTTTAACGAAATACCAGATGAGTTGTGGCCGATGAGCGATGTACAGCCGATTGAGTTTCAGCAGAAAGAACTGAACAAGATGCGGACGTACATGATGCGTCATTGGAAGAAGAACTTCCCGTTTTACATTGCTGATGAGAATGTGTGGAGTGAGGAAGATTTGAATAAACTCGTCAACGCGGATGACTTGGAATTTGTACTAGTCTCTGACCCGAGTGAGGGTGCGTTGCGTGTTATTCAACCGCAGAGCGCAGGTACGGATTTCTATCAGCATCATGCGGAGATCAAAGGTGACTACCGCGAGATATCGGGAATTAGTGAGTATTACCGTGGCGGTACGGTGCCAGGTACGAAAACTGCGTTTGAAACTCGTCAGGTGCAGGAAGGTACCGCTGTCCGTCTACAAGGACACGCACGAGCTGTTACAGACTTTGTTGAAAGCATTGCGAGAAAACTTATCCAGATTGTGAAGGATTATTACACGTTGCCAATCGTCGCGCAGATCGCGGGCGAGAAGGGGCAGTTGTACTGGAGAAAGTTTTCGCGGATGGAGATTCAATCTGAAGTCGACGTGAGGGTGTTTCTTGGTAGTACGATGCCGCCTGACGCGGAAACGGACAAGTTGCAAGCGTCACAGTTTTATCAGCAATTTCGTCAAGACCCGATTTTGAATCAGCGTAAGGTCGTGTTCGAAACGCTGAAGATGTGGGGCAAACCTGATCCGCAGTCGTATTTTCTCGAAGCGAATGAACAAGGCCCAGATCCGTTCACACCAAATGATCGTGGCGGCGGCGCGGATAGAGGTAGTCAAACCGCGCAAGGTAATTTGAGGATGAACAGATGAGCCCCAAACAAATGAGTCCAACGCAGGTGGCGCGGTATAAACCACGCATAAGGAGTCCGCTAGGCACTCACACAGAACTTAGCATAACTGTGGGAGATGACAAGAGTGGATACGTAAACATTCCAACGATTTGGGATGGTAAACGTCTTGATCCACGAAGTGCTATACGACGAGCACGAGCTAGCGGAATTAACTTTCCACGATTCAAATCATTGAAAAAAGCGGAACGCGCGGCCGCCAGACGTAGTGAAAATATCGGGCGCGCGTATGAGCGATTGATGCAATTGTCTGGAGGGAGTCCAGGGCCATGAACAAAACTGGAACGTACGTCTACGACAAGGAGACAGGTAAGATCGTCAAGATAAGTGACGAAATTCCCAATGTAGTGTGTGATGTGTCATTAGGTGGGAAAGAGAACTATTATGATGAACATCTCGGGCATTGGGATGAGAAAGAACAAGTGTACAAACCCTATCACGTAACGTCGAAGAAAGATAAGAAACGACGGATGAAGGAATTGGGTTTGGAAGAAAAAGGTGGGAAGGACGTTAAGCCACACGGTAAACGTCAGTACCACGATTTGACGACGAAACGAGCGACAGTGTTCGTTGGGAGACGATAAGAAATGCCAGGATTAGCTGAAACGAGGACAACCGCAAAACAGCCGGAAGGTGCAAAAGCGCGCATGAAGGCGTTGGAAACCACGCCGAAAATCAAACGACATCCGGCAGTTGGTGGAGTTTCTAAATGTCTGCAACAGTATCAAGAAGATATTGACGCAGGCATGGACGAAGCTGCAGCCGCGATGAAACGACGTAAGTGCGTCATTGCGGCAAAGAAAGCGTAATGCCAGGAAGAGGATGCCCAGGAAGAAAGCACACGCCGATAACGTCTAAAGCCCAACGTGGACTTATGGGCGCGGAGTATCGTCGGCGGAAGACGGGAAAAAAAGGAAGAATGAAAGGCATGTCAAAAGCAGAATTACGACGACATCTAAAAGAAGCGAAAGGTAAAGAATTACCAGCAAGAGCGCGTATAAAAGCGCTGGGAGGATGATGTAATGAGTGATGTACAAAAAGTCAACGCTGACGGAACCCCGGTCGATGAGGGAAAAGTCGACGACGGTGCCGGTGGTGGCGAAAAAACGTATACAAAGGCAGAGTACGATGCGCTTATAAAGGAACGGGATACTTTCAAGACATCGCACGAACAAATCTCTGACCTGTATACCAATCCACGATTCAAGGACTTCGTCGAGGACGAAAATCGACGTCTGGCGTTGGGTGAAGATGAGTACAATCGGCTTTACGGCGGCGAACCTGATACAAAAGGTGGCGCCGATGACGAACCGGACTTGTCCCAAATGTCAGAGGAGGAGCGTGTTGAGTACCTCGTTGAGCAAAAGTTGAATGAACGACTGAAACCACACGAGGAGGAACGCGCAAGAGAAAAAGCTGAGAAAGCACGTGATAATGCAACCGCAGAATTGAACAAATTGGAAACAGATAAAGAAACATATCCACTTTTTGACAAATCACTCGAACGCGACGGGCAACAAATCCCTGTCCGTACGCTAATGAGGCAAGAAATCCAGGCCGCGATGGAGCGTGGTTCTATCATAACGATGGATCATGCTTATAAAATCGTGACGCATGACGCTCAGAAAAACCTCGGCATAGAAGAGCGCGAGGCACTTCTCGCGAAAAAGCGAGAGGCGGCAAAACTGGGCATACCAGTCTCGTCACGTGGCCACGAAACGCCGAAGACGCCCAAAAAGTTCGAAAACGCACGTCAGGCGACAGAAGCTGTCGTTGACGAATTAGGGGTTTAATCCACAAAGTGAGCGAGGAATATGGAGTATACCTCTGAAACTCGTACCTTTGAATCCATTCTGTCTACGACCCTGGACTCTTATCGTTCGTCTCTTCAGGACAACGTATTTGCTTCGCATCCGTTCTATGATCGGATTAGAAGTAAGGGTATGGTGCGTAAGCAGGACGGAGGTGCCTCGATTATAGTGCCGGTCACGCTCGACGTGAACAGCACGATCGATTGGTACAGTGGGTACGACATCATCAATCTGACCCCGCAAGACCCGTTTACCGTTGCGAAGATGGGTTGGACACAGCTCGGTGGAGCAATCTCTATCGACCGTCTGACCATTCGGAAAAACAGTGGGCGGCATCAGCTCATCAACCTCGTATCGGCGCTGATTACGAACGCCGAAGAGAGCATGATTAAGAAGTTCTCCGAGGGATTGTATGACGCTGGACAGTACAACGAAGCACAGACTTCAAAGCAGATCGCTGGCTTGAAATCGCTCATCTCCGAAGATCCTGATTCTTATGATGTCGGTGGAATCGACACATCAGTCGAAACCACGTGGCGGAACAAAGTTGAGGGTAACGGTGGAGCGAACTGGACGTGGGTTCCCGATCTTGGTGACACCCCCGCCGCCGCATCTGGACCGAAGGCAATGGCGAAGTTGTATAACAACTGCAGTAAGGGCGTTGGTGGATCGCCGGATATCGGCCTCGTTGGACAGTATCTGTTCCAGGAATATGAGGCTGGATTGCATCCGTTCAAACGATACAGCAACACGGAAGGCCCTGCTGCGGCTGGTTTCGCGAATTTGCGTTTCCGAAATATGGACCTGTTCTGGGATGAGTACGTCAACAGCAACAGCGTAACTGCATCGCAGGCCGCGTTGTCGCAGGAGTTGATGTTCATGCTTAATAGCAAGTACATCGAGCTCATCATCGACTCTCAGACGGACATGATTCTGGGTGAATGGCTACAGCCTGAAACTCAGGACGCAAAGACGAAACACATACTTTGGATGGGTAATATGCTGGTTACGCGTCGGCGTAAGCACGGTCATATGACCTATGCGAGCGTCACTGACGTTACCTAAACCCCGAACCTTATAACCCATTACATGACGGTGCTATTCCGTTAATGGAN